CGCCTTGAACAACTGGTTTCATTTTTTTATCAATCATTATCGTCTTCCTCCAGCATGTATATCTAACCTAAAAGTTCCAAGTTTCCAACTGGTATCTACAGCTGTGTTAGATATTGTAAGAGCTATAGCTCTTGCCCTTGCTCGTGTATCTACTTTTGTTGTAGCTGATGTAACTGTAAAAGGTCCTAAGGATGAACTAACTGCTGTATCACTTGGATAATTTCTTAAATCTAATTGGATAATAGCATTTCCTTGTTGAGTTATAAAGTCTGGTATGATTCTACTTACTCTCATAATGTTTTCACCATCACCTCTAAGATCTCCTAAATTAGTTGCAGCTCCTCTTACAACTTTTTGTGTAATATCATAATCACCTGAAGTAATGTCAGCAGGAATTGCTGTGGTTACTCCTAGTCTTACTTGGTTAACACCTGTTTCATGTTCATAGTAATACGAAACACCTTCTGTGTTTCCAGTTACATCAAAAGATGTATCTGTATCAGCGTCGTATTGAGTTGCATGTGGTAAACCAAACACAGCTGAGTCTTGCCATGTAGTTCTAATAAATAAAGGACTTGCATTTACAAACCATATAGGTCGTTTAGCAGTTGAGTCTAAATAACTATAAGTAACTGATTGTGTATTTACATTAGAGTTAGCTTCTGGATAAAACCATGTAACTTCTCCAAACAAGTTATTAATACCTGCATAAACCATTTGATTAGATGTTGTATTTAAATTATCGTAAACATAGTCTTCAACTAAACAGTCCATAGATTCTAGTTTACCGGTGTATCTAAAGAAACCATTATCAGACATCCAATACGCAGCGCCATCAACTTCAACAGCTGCATTCTTACCAATCAAACCACAGTTAGTACCAACCTGTTCAAAGGCAAAAGTAAAAGGAGTTCCAACAAAACGCATAGTAAATAAAGCTGTATCACTCCAAACGTATAATGCATTTCTACCAAGTTTAGCACCCATGATCCGTGATCCGGCGGCCAGTCTTTGTGTACCAGCACTATTCTCAGCTGTAGGTGTATAAGTATTTATATCCTCTTGAGAAGAAAATCTAATAAACATATCATCTTGTGTTGCTTTGTTACCAATAGTTGTTTCTGTTCCAAAGAATACTAAGTGACGATCGGGAGTAGATACTAACATATCACGTGACGCTGTTGGTGCACCTGATATAATTGTAGCTCTTGTTGATGTTGCATTGGATGCATCTGCGTCCCATTCAAAACATTCACCGTTAAATATTAAAGCAATTAATGTGCTACCTAAATTATCTAAAGACCAGAGACCGGGTTCTGCAACTTTATCCGTGGTCGATGCTGCTTGGCCCCAGGCAGAGTAAGCACTAAAGTTAGTAACGGTTGCACCGTTACTGTGAGAAGCGTTGGCTGTTCCTCTAACATTTCTAGTAATTCCAGTAAAACTTGTAGCTGTAATTCCTGTGTAAGATATTTCTTCATTATCTACTTGTATAAAATTTGTTCCTGTGCTTGGAAATCCAGTTGTACTCCCTACATTAATCGTAGTTCCTGAACCACCAGTTCCAGCAGAGTCAGCGTTTAATGCACCATTTAAAGTTGTTGTTTGTGGGTTTGTAACGGCACCACCCCATTGAGATATACCATAACCAAAAACTCCAACTTGTTCAGCGGGTCCAACATGATAATATTGAAAATAAGTTATACCTCCAGAAGTAGTTGCTCCTGCTCCTGTTTCATTACTGCCAGCATTTATTTGTAAGGTTGTAGTGCTAGGTATATTAGTAACCATAAATTTTTTATCTGCAAAAGTAGAAGACGTAAAATTAGAACCTGTAATAGCCGTAAATGTAGACGCGTCTCCAAACAATATAATATCACCTACTTGAAAATTGTGTGCAGAAGCAAAAGTTAAAGTAACAGTTGATTGTCCATTAGTTGTACTAAATGCGTTTGTAATAGCACTTCCTGATGGATTAATTAAAGGGTGTATATCATAGTATACTCCCCCAGAATATACGTATAAAATCCTGTTAGTTCCTATGGCTGCGTATTTAATACCTTCTTTATTAACCATGTGATGCAAGCTTCTGGCTGCACCAGTTAATTTACTGTCTCCTAATTGAGACCAACCACCTATTTTTTCAGGTGTACCATATCTAAAACGTACATTTGTACCGCCTGTCCATTGAGACTCAGCACCTGTTGATGTAACTTGTTTATTAAATCCTGGTAAAAAACCTAGTTTTTGTAGCATAATATACCTTTATATAATCTTTTTAATCTTTTTCCACTTTAAAAAGTGTTTATATTTTATAGCTATTGTCTATAAAAACTTCCATATTAATAGATAATCTAAAGTCATCTTTATCTAAAGGCAATAAAGGCCTGTGAAGTAAATTATTTTTAAAAATAATTAAATCATAATCCTTGGGTTTAAAAATTTTTGTAGGCACTATTTTTTTAGTTTTTTGCTTACCCTCGTATAAAGCAATTCCTTGTTCTGTTTTAGCTACTTTTAAATAAAACACTCCGACTAAATCACTTGTTTTAACATGATTATGCCACTTAGTTTCAAAAAACAATTTGTCTAATACATAACCCCAATATTTAAAACTAGGTTTTTTAAACACTATCCCTTCAAATCTATCCTTACAAGTATCTAAAAATATTTGATATAGCTGATCAAAATTATCATCTTTATTTATCATAAAATTATAACCACTTTGTCTGTGTTTTAAAGCGTGTTCAATCATTTCTTCTTGTTTGTCTTTAAAAATATCCGCTAGGTTTTTTTTTTCAAATATCATTTTTCTAAAAGAGAAATTACTTTTTCTTGATCGTCGTATGAGTAAAGACGTTGGGAACAAAAATCATCAGGTAAACCTAAATGTGGTCGAGCATCAAATTTATTGTTATGTTTAATAGATGATTCTACGGTATTGTAATGCAAAAACACTTGACCACATACCTCTCCTTCGAAAGGTTCTCTCCAGTGTTCTAAATTAACTCCATCGTAAACAACCAAATCACCAGGTTCTAAATCTATTTGAACACCTTTAGTAAAATCAGATTTATATCCATTGTTAAGATCTGATTTACCTTTAGTAGGATCTGTTTCAATAAAAATTGGCCATAAGTCTCCACCAAGGTTTAAAGTAATTGTAACCTCACAACTAAATCTATCTTTATGTCTTTTTAATTCATCTCCTTTTTTATATAATCTTGCAAAGCTATATTGTTCAACTAAATCTAAATCAGTTTCTTTTGATAAAATAGGTTTTAGTTCTTGTAATAAAAGATCAAATGCAACATCACCATAAATAACATAAGTATTTTTTATTTGAGGATCAGCCCAAGAACCCCACTCTTTTGAAAAAGGAGATATGTAATTATCTTCTAACATGGTTTTTGCTACCTGTCTTTTTAATTTAAAATATTTAAATAAATAATCTGCTTTTTCTTTTGAGATTGCGTTTTTAATTATTACATATTTTTGTTTTTTATACATAAATTATTTAAATGGATATCCAAGGCTCCACATCACTAATGAATATCTCGTTCCTTTTGTAACTGGTCTTACTCTATGGTAGATATGAGAAGGAAAAACAATTATGGTTCCTTTAGCTAATGATTGTTCTTCTATATATGTTTCTAAAGGATTATCATGGTTCATTCGTGGTTGAAATTCTAACTCTCCACCTTCGTATTTATCTGGATCAGTTAACTGAACTGTTACAGAAACTTTTCTAATTTTTCCATGAAAACCAGGGTCGTCTGGTTTATTGTAGGGTTCATTTAAACTATCCATATGCCAATCATAATACTGTCCGTTATTATATTTTGTAAATTGCATTGGTTCGGACCAATCCCATTCAAAATTCCAATTAGCTTCTTTGTTTGCTGTTATAACAAAAGGTTGTATATGTCTATAGATCCATTTATCATTTAACCAAACTATATCTGAATCTCGAATTTCTTTTGAATATTGTTTTTCTTGTTCAGTTAAAACTTTTCCGTCTATTGCACCAGTTACACCTTTTTCAATTGTTTTCTTATTTCCATACGCAATTATATCATCACATATCTTAGCTGAAAGAGCTTTTGGAAAACACCAATAATAATGTTTTAAGTTCATTTTTTAATTAATTTATTTATTTCAGGTAAATAAATATATTTTAATTTACTTGTTTCAAATAATTCTTTTAAATCATTCATTGTTTCTACTAACACTTCGTCAGGTAAATTTAAACTTGTGTTTATCAAAATAGGAACTTGAGTTAATTTTTCAAAAGATTTAATTAAATTATAATAATTTAAATTTCTATTTTTGTCTACAGTTTGAATTCTTGATTTGTTATCTACAGCAAGACCTGTTTTTAAGATTCCTTCTTTTTCTTTTTTTAAATCAAATACGTACATCATGTGCGGCGATTCATCTATTGTCATGTCAAACCATTCTTTAGTTTTTTCTTTTAAAATAGAACATGCAAAAGGTCTAAACCATTCTCTTTTTTTTATTTCGTTAAGTTTTGCTGTAGCATCTTTATGCAAAGGACTCATTAACAAAGATCTATTACCTAACCCTCTTTGACCTTGTTCACTTCTAGATTGAAATATAGCAACAGGATCTTCTAATAAAATTTTAGCAACTTCTTCCGTATCCGTATCTAAGATATTATATTTAGAAAAAATTGAAACATCTAGATCTTGAGGTATACCTAAATAAACAGTATCGTTTTTTATTTTATTTTCTAAAAAATAATTTGCAGCCCCTAAACTTAAACCAAAATCTCCATTAAAAGGATCGCAAAATATATTTTTAAATTTAGATATTAACTCAGAGTTATATAAAATATTTTGTGCACAACCTCCGGTAAATAA